CCAGATCCTTTGGGGAGGAAGTCCGTACCCTGCTCAATCACCGCCACGGCGGAAGCGGTGCCCGTCAGCATCGTGACTATCTTGTTGCGCTGACTTCTTTCGGGTTGTTCTTCCATGACTCCCCCTAATTAACGCAGGCTTCCGCCGCTCTCTTACACGTTAGGTAAATCTCGGCATCTTCCTGCGCGGCCCGTACAAATGCACCCAAAGAGGCGTCAGAAACGGGCGGGAGCGTTGCGGGGCAGGCCAGTTTCAACAGGGGACACGGCTTCGGTTCGTATATCACGCCCGGCGCGGGCATCGTTGACGAGTTTGAGCATCCCGTCATCAACCCGACAGTCCCGATAAACAGCCCGCTCAACAATCTGCTTTTGAATCTCAATCCTTGCCGGGGCTTGGACAATACGGATTTTTTCAATGTCCTCCCCTCCCTTGATAAGATTCTCGTGTTTCGTTGCTTCCAAGGCCGCAATCGTTGCCCGTGCGGCTTCAGCCTGTTTCGCCGCTTTTTGCTGACTCTCGATTAAATCAGCCTGCCACCTAGCGGCCTCGGACTTTCGTCCTATCCCGATACCCTTTACGAATGCAGCCCCCGTCAAGGCACAAATCGCAATGATTGCAATCAGGGCAACATAAGGCTTCGCGGTCAACATTGCGCCTCCGGTGCCTGCGATACAGCGCGGCGAGAATGGTGGCAATTCCAACAGGGGCCGCAAGTCATCGCGGGTCATTCGTCCTCGCAATCCCACTCGGTCGCCGTAATGGCAACGTCCAAGGCGCGATTTAGCCAGCCCCTGCCGAACGTCCTGAAGCTCCCTAGCGCGAGATAGTGCGCTATCCGCTCCTCAGAGAACTTGCGAATAATCCGGCTGACAGGGTGCTTGTATACCGCCGCAATCGTCCTTGGCCCCATGTCCCCGTCTACCACCGCTCCCGTGGCCTTCTGGAGGAACCGGACAGCAGGCTTGCACCCCTGATTCACCCCGGAGTCAAACAGCATCAGGGCTACGGGCGCGGGAAGCTCGGCGCAATGCAGCCTGCCCCAATATTCTTGCTTGTATATCTCCGCCGCCCCCTCTCGGGTCAGGTTGCGCACGTCTACGGTCGGGTGCGCAACCTGGCTGATGCCGAAGCGCGTGAACCCGCCGGGGTCGGCTGCATGATCCGAGTCGCCGCCCTCGTGGCCGAGCACCACACCGAGCGCGCGGTCGAATGGCGTCATGGTGTACCTATCAAATTGATAGCAGTTGATAGTTTGCTGATAAAAGCCCCGACCGCAGCCGGGGAAGGGCTGGCCGAAGCCAACCAGGAGGATAGGGTGCCCGCCGCTCTCGCCCCGAAGTACAACTATGGTATCGGCGTGGTGGCGATGGGCCGGGCATAAAAAAGGCCCGCCACTTTTCTCGGGGCGAGCCTTTCCACGCGCGATACTCTCATATCTTGGGGAAGGATGCAACCCCAGATTGCAGATATTCATTACAATGAGTTAATGGGCTGGTCTACCGCCGACCACACATGCCAATCCCGCCTAAACCTGTCCAGCATCGCTAGCCGGTTCTCCCTCGGAACAGATACCTCCCGGTAGTACAGCAAATGGGCGGTCTCCCATTCCCGTGATTTGCTCCCCCACCCGTGCTGGATAATCCACCCCGCCCGTTGGATATCCGCCTCCCGTTCCTCCGCGTTCTGGCTCCGGTCTACCTCCCTGGCCTGAACTTCTTCCCGTTCATCGTCCCTGTGTGGCACGTACTCCCCTACAACCGCCGCAGAGGCCGGATAGCCGCACTCTGCGTAGCTATCCGCTACCTCGGTATAGACCCACGCCCTAATGAGCCTGTGGGCGCTCTCACGGCTTATCAGGGAGGTTGATTCACGGCGCTCGACTTGGCGCGCAGCCCTCATAGGCCACCCCACTGTTCCGCGAAAGCTCGCGCAATTCCTGGGTATGTGCGGCTGCGCTCCTTCCACCTGTCTGCGCTTGGGCCAAGTTTGTTCTGCCCGCTTGGCGTTTGGTTCCCCCATATCCGGCGCGGGGGCGGGTCTATGCGGGTGCCAAACAAAAACCCGTCAATCTCAATCGTGAACGCTTCATCCTCGGGAGGCCCGATGCACTCGCACTCGGCATAGTGCGCGTCACACTCAGGGCAATACGGCTCCCCGCAACTTTCGCACTCCAGCATATCCGCCGCCCCCATGACCCGCGCCCATCCTTTCGGCGGCACAACTTGGTTGATGTTTGGCACGAGCGGGGGAAGCCCTTTCAGCCATAGGCACGTTTTTTTGCTGGCGTCATCGCCAAACCACCAAGGCTGAATTATCTGGTCAGGCTTGCGGATTCTTGACGAGATGACGCTTATTGGGTTTTCGATGGCGATTCTCGGGGATTGCGCAGCCATTAGCGCCCGAACAAAATCAAGCGCGTCCTCGGTAAGTTGCGGGTCTCTCAGTCCCCGCGCCGTCCAGTGCATCCCACTGACTGCGAGGTATGTGCATGGCGGGTGCGCTATCACTAAATCCCACGGCTCTTGCAGGATCGGAAGCACATCCCCTTGAATGTGATGCGGGCTGTTGTCTTCGCTTTCCAACAGGTCACAAGACCAGGCATCGTGGCCCAAGTCCCGGAACGCTTGCCTCGTGCGCCCTGAGTATTCACAGGCAATCAAGACTTTCATCTGCGCTTCCCCTGTTGTTCCGCCCGCTTGGCCTTTTCCGCCTTCACGTAGGGATAGCAAACCCGGCAATACCGATTTGATAGCAGGGCTTGCGCCTTGGACTTCTCGCCTTGGCATCGCTGGCATGTAAATTCCTTCATGTCAGTACCCCGTAAATTCAATGCGCCCCTGGAACCCGTCAGCCCGTTCAGACTGCATACGGGAATGCTCGGCTTTATAGTGCGCGGCTATGGCTTTGATTTCCCGCTTGGCCTGTCTGCCTTTGGTTAGGTCGTTAGCCGCTTCCTGTAACGCTTGGAACAGATACGGGCCGAGCTTGTATTCCTGAAACTGCGTATGCAGGGAAGGGTTAGCGGTAAAGTACAGGTGGCAACCCATGCACAAAGCCATTCCGTTGTCCGGGTGAAACCTAGTCGCCCACTTGCCCCGCCCGTGGAAGTGCGAGCAATGCAAACCTGCACGCCCCGGCCCTTCGGGGTAATAAGTGCGGCACCGTTCACAGCACCACGCGGAACGCTCTCTCACGCACAGGCTGAAATACTTGTCTGCGGAAGTGATTTTTATTGCGCCCATTACGAACCGCACCATCCGCCATCGCACCCGGCAGAAAACATATCTTCTGCCCCGCGCAACGCGTCCAAAATCACTGCGTCTATGCCAACGGCTCCGCCGTGTCTTGCGGGCGAAAACATCACCCGTTCATTGCCCTTGCTGTTTGTGCCCATTTCAGCCTCTAAAATTCGGATGCGTTGCGCGGTTGTTTCGTTCATAAGTTTTAGCTCGCCTTTCGTAGCGTTCACGCAAGGCCAGCATTCTTTGCTTCTGGTGGGCAGCGGAGCAAATGGCGTCTTTGCCAATAGCGCATCCCTGTCTGCGGCGGTGTGCCTGACAAGCGGTGCCCACAAGTCTCGCCCGCCGTGCTTTTCGCTATCTTTGATATGCTCTGGGAATGTGGCGCGGTTGGCGGATTCCTCCCTGCGAATCCCAATCATGCAAATGGCAGATTTGTCGGGGTCTACAGATTCAAGCCACGCGATAGCCGGTTGTTGCTTTAACGACTCAGTGCAAAACTGAAACTTTCCGCCGCCGCCCCTGGGCCATGCCTTCTTTCTCCGTACAAGATTCACCATTCCCTCGCTGCCGATACGGACAGTAACAAAGCCCAGAGACCTAACCCATTCCTCTCCACGCTCGACCCTCTCCGCCCACCAGTGCGCCGCCCATCCTGTATCTGAATAAGCGACCACCACATCATTTAGCCCGCGCTCATAAGCGAACTGAATCAACGCGCATGAATCGTTCCCGTAGCTGGCGAAAATAACGTATTTCATTACGCCGCCCTCGCCCATTCGGCGTATTCATTATTTTCGGGACGTGGCAGGAGGCAACCGCAGTCCGCCGCCCATGCGTCGATTTGCTGCATGTACTCGCACATCCCGCTAGAGGTCAGGTCTGCCGTGCTTTTCAACTGTTGAGAGATAACCGTTTTCCCTACGGTCTTATCCTCGTACCCAAGGAACTTATGCCGCATCAAATCATGCATGGCGTCCTTGTCGAACTTGTTGCCGCCCTTGCTGAAGTGCTTTGCCAGTGCGTCTAGCCATGTCCAGTAAAGGGCATTGGCTGAAAGGCTCCTGTGCGGCCTGATAGTTTCAATCGTCACCCGCTGCGGCCCAGACTTCAGCAGCATCTGCAAAGCCACCCCTATTGGGCGAAGCGATTCCGAAATGGAAGCGGTTGGGTCAATGTCGAATACAGCGCCTTCGCTCATTCAGCGGCCTCCTCGTAGAAGTCGCTAGCCTTGAACCCCCTAGCCTCAAGCCCATCCCGGAACTTACGCAGCGCCCGCTTAAGTATCCTTGTGACGCTTTGGCGAGGCATCCCTAGTGCTTTGGCTATTTCCGGAACAGTCATGCCGTCGTAATCTTCTGGCGTTGCTCTCATCCGATTAACTCCATGTTCTGCTGTATTCCGTTAGTCGCGCACCACCGTCTAGCCGAGCCGTGCATTTCAATTCGCTCCATAAGAATCGCGGCGCGTGCCGACTTGCTCGCCGGGGTATAGGTTCCCCGCCATGCCGAATCAATCCCGATATTCCTTGCGACGTTTGTGCTGTCTGCTGAACTGAACGGAAGATGGCTGAATATCGTGGGGTCAAGCATTCTCAGGCCGTGGAACTTAGTGCGCGGCATTCCATCGGAGTCACAGGCAACCTCCATCGCTTCTGCCATCCGGCCCCACCACAGGGCATTGCCCACCGTCGCGTATTGCGCCGAGCTGCCGAAGGCGATGCGTGGATAGGCTTCGCAAAGCCGGTCAAGTCGGTCGAGAGATTCATGGAGGTGCCACACAGGAACGCCCATGCCGTCCCACCCGTCTAGCAGGGCGTCGTTATCTGACTCGTTGCCGTCGATTACGTCAGGAATCAAATACCAGTCACACCCAGGATGCTTTGCCCAAATCACCGCCCATTCGCGGAACCCGTCAATATCCAGTGGCTCGCCGCGCGTCCATGCCGAAAATGCGCCGTTATCCAAGACAAACGACTGGCAGATTTCGGCTATTGTTTCGATTTGCTGCGGCGCGGCGAATGAGACCATCGCGTGACGCCTAGCCAGTTGCAGGTGCGGCCAATCGTGGCCGGTCATTGGCGTGCCGTGGTAGTGGATCATTCCTTCACCCCATGCTGCGCCCGGTAGCCCTCTAGCCGTTGCTCATACGCGGCCATGTCGGAATCAACGGTTTTCGCTATGTCTTTCGACTTGTGCGCCCTGGCTGCCCTTGGGTCGTCACCCGTGGCGAATCGGAGGTAGAAAATGGCCTTAAGCAAATCCTCCCTTCCGCCCTTGTTCTCATGTCTAAAAATGTATTTGAAGGCGTTGCACACCGCGAAGGTGTTCACCGCTTCTCGGCCAAAGGCGCTAACCATTGCGTCAAGGCATTCAACCGAACCGCTGGCGTAGTGCGCGGGATGGTTTACGTTGTCGCTCATACTTCCCCCTCGCCCTTGCGGGCAGCTAGTGCGGCTTTTGCTATTTCCTTCAGATAGTTCGGGTCGTTGGATAGTGTTGTCGCCATCGCCCCGTTTAGCGTTGCCCCAACCGGCAGCGCACGCTTCATCGCGCTGATCGGGTTGGCGATTTTTTCAAGTGCCACTATGCACTCAGCAAGCTCGGCGCGTAGGCGCTCCACTTCAGCCGCAAGTGCAATCTGTACGCTACTCATCTTGTCCCCCAATGCTTCATTGCCTGAATGGCGTAAATGGTTCCTTCACTGGCTTCGAACTTTTCGCTTAACGCTCTAGGCGAAAGGCATGTCGCTTCCCGGTATAGCTTGCTAGCCCTGTCCCGTAACGGCTTCATTTGCTCCGGTATCGACTTCCTCAATTCCCTTGCTTCGTCCTGCCTTTCCTTGACCATCCGAAGCATTGACGCTCTAAGCTCTTTGGCGCTGTTCTCCAACTCCCGCGCCTGTTTCATGACGGAGGACTTGATACGCAAAGCATCCTGCGCGCATTGTTTTGCTTCGGCCTTCAACTCAACCCGCTTGTCCAGGCACTCCCGAATCAAGCGGATGTCGTCAGGAGTGAGGGTTACTTGGGGATGCCACTCCCCATGCGCCATGTCCCAATTTTCAGGGTTTCCGGGTCTCATACGTTTCCCACCGCTTGCAGCCATTCCTCCCGGCTCATCCCAACCCCCGGCTTGTTCCCAACCATGATTTGCACGTAAGTTTCTCTGTTTGGGTAGCGTTCATACTTCCCGTAATCCGTTAAACGGTTGTGCCAGTGTTCCAGCCTCCGCAGCCCGCTTAAGGCGTTGTTCAGGACATCGCTGGTTTTCGCTTTAGCCCGGCGCTCCGCAGTCTTTTCAATCTGCCGCTTGACTGAAACCACCGTTTCCCTTGTCGGCTCGCCCCATTCCACAAAAGTCCCGAAGTCCACACAGGACAGTTTTTCCGTTCCACATTTCGAGTAATAACGGCAGGTTTCACATGGCGGTGTTCCTGCTGCGGCCATTGCTTCGGTTAGTCTGTCGCTGCAAAGACTCATTTATTCCCCCGTTGTTCTTCTCTGATTTCCCGCCATGACCGAATCAAATACAAAAGCAACAAATAATCGTTTTTGTCCCTGCGCGTCAGTTTCGTAAAGGGGAAAGATTCGAGTCCCCGGAAAGTCGTGAGTAATGCGTCCCGAATGTCGGACATGGCACCCACTTCGTCAGGTTCCCTTCGTGATCCGGCCACGGCATTGCCCTCGTATCGTCTGATCCGATGAATTGGAGACTGCGGCGGTGAAACCACAGGGAGAACGCGCCCTCGAAAGAACCGTGGCGCTGTTTGGCTACGTCTAGTATCTGATCCGGACGTTCTAGTGCTTTAACCTGGGTTGGCGAAAGCGTCAGCCCGTTAGCCCTGCACTCGACCGCATCGTCCCGTTCCTTGTCCTTCCAGCAAATGAACACGTTATCTGCTAGGTCGGTAATTTCACTCGCCCCACGAACGTCAAACTTCCCCGGTCGGTCGTTTTCGTCCTTGCCCTTTCGCATGTGGCAGACAAGGTGAATATGGGCACCGTAGGACTTCGCACACCATTGGAGGCGGTCAACGAATTTCTTTTGCTTGCCGTAATCGTCCCCCGCTATCCCGCACTTGGTTAGTGAGTCGATAACGATGTGTTTGCATTCCAGTTCATTAGCAGCGTAGTGGGCCATTCCTAGAATGCGGTCAGGGTCTACGCTGTCCAATTGGTCATACAGGCAGATTCGACCGTTCGCCCCCTCGACAAACTGCGCGGCAGCCTCTACGGAAGGGTCGCAACCAACAGCCTGAGTCGCCATGCGATACAGGGTTTCTGCCGGCTTCATTTCGAGGGAGGCGATACAAACTCGGGACTCTCTGGCAAGCCACAGCATGACCTGTCCGAGAATCATGGACTTCCGATGCCCGTTAATCCCTGCCCAGATGGATAGTTCACCAGGGCGAAGCCGGACGCTTTTGTGGGTCTTGCCCCAAGGGAGCGGCTCCCCATGAACCTCGTTGCCGTTCAGGATTCGTGAAAGGAGGTCGCTTCTCCAATTGGTTGCCCAGTGAAGTTCCTGCGATTCCTGTTTGCCAATGAAGGCGAGGTAGTCGTCCAGGTTTACAGTCTGGTCATTGAAGATCATAGGACTAGCCCCTGCGTTGACCAGTGGGCTGCGTCGTTAGGCTTTTTGTTGGGGAAGATGCCCTGATAATCGCAGCGGATAGAGTGGGCTATTGCCGCCGCCTGGTCTTGCTCTGAAAGAGTGGACAACAGGCTCCATGTTTTCTTTGCTGCCGTTGCACTGATTGGCTTGCGCTTGTCCTTTCGGTAATCAACCCATTCGGCCCATGCCTCCCGGTTGATAAACGAGGGGCAGTCTAGGGGGTCGAATTTCAACCTAATCGCCTTTGTATCTACGTCAGTAGATACAGGGTTCTTATAAGAGGGTTCTAGGGGGGCAGCATTTGCACCCTCCCCCTGCAGCATTTGCAC